GATGGAAATGAAGAAGTTAATGTTGGTGGGTCTAGTATCACTCCCGTTAGTCAGTGGGTGTGCTACAAAAATGGAAACTGGGACCGCATTGGGTGCCCTTACAGGGGGAGCTTTGGCCTATGGTTTAGGGCAAGACTCTAGTAAGAAGGAACTTTGGACTGTTCTTGGTATTGGTCTTGGTGCAATGATTGGCTCAAGTATCGGTCAACAGTTAGATGAACGAGATCAGATGTTAATGGCACAGACCTTTGAACACACAATGGAACGAGCCCCAACAAATGAAGTTGGTGTGTGGGAGAACCCAGATACACATAACTCTGGTACATTTACTCCCAAGTCTACGGTGATGCAGGCTAATGGACAACCATGTCGTGAGTTTACACAGACAGTAAGTATTGGTGGGCAGATGCAAGAGGCTTATGGGACTGCGTGTCGTCAAGCCGATGGTTCATGGAAGATTCAACAGTAATGCCTACATACGACATGAAAGATCCTGAAGGTGTAGAACATGAGGTACAATGTTCTATTGCTGAGATGCAGGTCAAAAAAGAAGAAGGGTGGACTATGATCTTTAAACCAGCCCAAAATAATTTGATTGGTCATACTGGTGATGTCATTAGTCATACTGGCCACGGTTGGAATGATGTTCTAGGTAAGATTAAAGAAGCTCATCCTTTAGGTAACATAGAAACTAAATATTAATAGTAACCATTTTTATAGGAGACTATTGCCAATTGAGCAAACACAAAAAGATGTATATTAATTCTAATCAACTTGTCACCATTAATCCCATTGGCGAAAACCAACAAAAGGTTTTTGATGCATGGGCTAAAGAAAAGAATCTGTTTCTGACAGGTAGTGCAGGAACAGGTAAGACTTTTATTTTATTACATTTGGCTTTCAAAGCCGTACTAGATAAGGGTCAACCTTTTGATAAGGTGGTGTTGGTTAGATCGTTGTTGCCTTCTAGAGACATAGGCTTTTTGCCTGGTACTTTGGAAGAGAAGTCAGACCTGTATCAAGATCCCTACAGGATTCTGATTAGATATTTGTTTGAGATGCCATCAGAACAAGGGCATCATATATTATATGGTAAGCTAATTGAACAGGGATCATTAGAGTTCTATTCGACCTCATTTCTACGAGGTCAGACCTTTGATCGAAGTATTATAATTGTAGATGAAGCATCTAATATGATATTTCAAGAGTTAGATACTATTATGACCCGTGTTGGTCAAGACAGTAAGATTTGCTTTGCCGGAGACATGGCACAGTCAGACTTGCGGCGAACCAATGGGGAACAGGATGGGTATCATAATTTTCAGGTTATCCTAGAAGAAATGGATGAGTTTGAAGTAGTAGAGTTTGGTATCGGTGATATCATTCGTAGCGGTCTTGTTAGGAGCTATTTAATCGCAAAGACTAATATGCGACTAAAAGACCATTCTTAAACCCTCACAAGGGAAAGTAAAATGAAGCGGTATATTTTTGTAATGTTGTTTGCAGTATCTAGTGCTGTATATGGGAGCGAGTGGGCCCATAACGCAATCAATTTAACTCACAAATTCGGAGATGGCTCCGGGGTTAATGTGGGTGTAATGGATGGTGTAACTCGATGTAGTCATCAAGAACTCAAGGGTCGTTGTAAAACATATTTCCCTGAGGAGTTTGTGGGAGAATACTATAGTAACCATGGCACTCATGTTGCCACAATTATAGCTGGTAAAGATAAGGCACCTGATTGGGTAGGCCATGATGGTGGTGTTGCCCCTAATGCAAACATTTATAATTATGCGGTGTTCAATAGTTCATGGGGAACTAGTGATGCATGGTGGATTTCTGATGCAGCAGAAACAGAGATGGCTAATCTTGCTGCAAGTCATGGTGTTAGTGTAATCAATCAAAGTTATGGTGATTATAATGGCCAAGGTCAGGCATATCTAAATGAGAATATGGTTAAGATATGGCGAGATCATAAGAACATTACTTTTGTAAATGCTGCAGGCAATGAAGGCACTCTATTAGATCCAGGCAATGTAAAGAATATAGGTAATGTTATCTTTGTTGGTGCATCAGATCAGACAGGCAGAATAGCAGGATGGTCTAATAGACCCGGAGAGAATTATAAAGATCAGTTTATAGTAGCGCCAGGAGATTTTATATCTGGTGGGTTTGCTGGTAGTGATGCAGAGTATGGTCATATGTCAGGCACATCTATGGCAGCTCCGATTGTGACAGGTGTGATTGCAATATTACATGACCATTGGGGTCACTTGAAGGGAGATCCTTCTGCAACAGCTGGTATATTATTTGAATCGGCTACAGACATGGGTGCGCCAGGTGTAGACAAAATATATGGTCATGGGATGTTAAACATTAATGGAATTTTTGAGCCTATTGCTATAGTAGATGAGCCAGGGGGTGGTGATGATGGTGATGAGTGTGATGATACTGTAATCGTTATAGTAGATCCACCCGCAATAGGAACCCCCGGAGACGGTGTATGGTTTGATAGTAGGGGTAGACAACACATATCAGATTGTGTACCTACAGATGATGATGATGTGGTGATAACTAATCCGGGTACTACTATTGGTACGCCAGGTGATGGTGTATGGTTTGATAGTAGAGGCCGTAGTTACTTTGCAATGGAAGTGAATGGTGAACGTAGAGTACTCCGAAGAATGAAGGCGAGTTCGGTCTTGATACCAGCTGCTTCAGATTTGTCAGTAGTATTCTTTGACCGATATGGTAGAGATTACAAAACAAATGCCGCAAACTATCAGGGAACTCGTAGAGTTTCAGAGTTTATGGACTTGAATGATACAATGGCACTACAGTTTGTAGCCGGAGAGAACCCGAATTTCAAGATGAAGTTTGATGATATCTCAGTAGGTAAGAGTAGAACAATGGGCTTTGATAACAACCCGGTACTGGCTATGTTAGATGATGGAGCATTTATATCTAATGGTAAAGTGGGAGTGATGCACTCCGATACAGCTACTACTGCACTGTATAAGCCAGAAGATTGGTTAACTTTAACTTTTGTTAAAGAAAATGGCTTTTTAGGCTCGACAGGAGTGGGAAAGTATGATACAATATCTAGTACAGTTAAAAAAGATTACGGAATGTTTTTTGGATCAACAACTATGGCAGTATCAAAAGGTGAAGCAGCTGGTGGCATCGTCAAGATGTCAGATACAGTGACATCTCTTGCTTTTGAAACAGGCATGAAGATGGCAGTGAATGATAGACTGAACTGGCAGTTTAGTATCAGTCAAGACCTACAGCCAGTTGATGGTTCTATGAGTGTATCTTATGATAACAAACATGGTCGAAATGTTACACGCACGATAGACATGGAAGATTACAGAGATACAAAATTGATGTTTAAGATTAACTATACTTGGTAATATATTATGGAATTTATACACACAAATGGTTATGAACCCTTCCCGGAGTTGCCTGTACATAAACTCCACGGGATGAGGTTCTATGAGGCGCCAGATGGCCTCAAGTATCCTAGTATCACAACGGTACTAGGTAAACGGCCTGGGAAACAAGAAGGGCTACAACGATGGCGTGACCGTATTGGTGAAGAGCAAGCTCGTATTGTTTCTGGTAAGGCAGCACGCAGAGGTACAGTGTTTCATAACATAGTTGAAACCTATCTGAAGAACAGCGACATCAGTGATATGAAGTCTGAGCATTTCTTGGCTTGGCATATGTTTGGCGAGATCAAAGAAAGTTTAAACACTAAGATCACAAAGGTTGTTATGCAAGAGCAGACGATGCACTCACCAAAATATAAGGTGGCAGGACGTTGTGACTTTATAGGTGAGTACGAAGGTAAGTTATCCATCGTAGACTTCAAGACAACTACTACTGAAAAGAAAGAGGAGTGGATTGAAGATTACTTTATTCAGTGTGCGGCTTATGCAACGATGTTTGAAGAGCATACTGGTATGACAATAGAAAATATTGTTATTATGATGGTAGCTGAAAATGGTACAGTGCAGATTTATGAAAAGAAAACTGCTGATTATTTACCACTATTAGAGGAGATAATGGAAGAATTTTATCTGAACTTAGATTTAGATAAATAAGTATGTGAATGGGACTGATGACGGTAAGACAATAGACGGACAGGACGCCGGTGCAATACCGGCCACCTCCACCAATTCTAGAGGGATGTATCAAGGTATGTTTAGGTTTGCTAAGGCATTGAATGACTACTATTACACTCCCTCTGAATGGAGTAGAAGTATAGGTTGGGGCAGAGTACCCGACGATAGGAACACCGAATTAAGGGGGGTGAAACAGGATCGACTGACGGACGAAAACTTACAAGAGGCCTCGGACACAAAAACATAAAAGCCAATGATGACTTTTATTTTGGAGAGTATGCGCTAGCTGCGTAATCTTTTCCGGGGTTTTGGGGCCGCACCTTGTTATCAAAGCGGCCCCGCTTTATTGAGGATTATATTATGGTAGAACAAAAAGTTACAACAAAGAGATTTGCACTTATAGTTGATGAACTGGTGAGAACAAAGCATCTAACACATATGGAAGCAATTATATATTATTGCGAACAGAATATGCTAGAGCCAGCTTCTGTAACTAAATGGATTGATAAGTGTTTGAAAGAAAAGATCCAGATGGATGCCGAGAAGTTAAATTATCTACCTAAAACATCACAGCTACCTTTATGACAGAGTTTGAGGCGTATTGCCAGTTCTTGGCACTCAAGCTCCATTTTACTACAGATCACTACGACTACTTTAAATATAATGGTAAGCATAATGCAACACCCGCAAGTTTTGATAAGAGGACTGATAAGAGATTTTTTAAAAGACTAGTAAGAAAAAATATCAATATTGTAGACTACTATGTGGCTAATCTTACAGCTGGTAAAGAATGGGTATCAGAGTTTGATGATAAGATATGGAAAGAGTGGAGTAGCCGTAGTCAAAGCATAGAATATAATTTTATCAATGATGCAGAAAAACTATTGACATTAGAGTCAGAATTTGATATAATATTTAATTGTGATAAGGGAAATCATCCAAAGTTACTAAAGGCATATCTATCTAAAAAGATTAGTTTAGATACTTTAGTAGTACTGGAAAAACTTTTGCACTATAGAAAGAGATTTGATAAAGAGATTGACGAGAATTATATTTGGCCAAAGGTGAGTAGACTTATAGAAAAGTATGAACCTTTTGTAAAAGCTGATATAATTAAATGTAAACAGATGTTATTAGAAAAGGCGACGGAGTTAAGAAATGAGTGAAGTACAAAAAGAATCTTATATAGATGAAGCACGGCGTAGAATTGCACATCTCTCCCATAAACTGGAAGAGGCGGATAAGAAGATTAAATCGCTGGAGTATGATAACGCAGAGTTAGTCCGGTGGACAAATGATACTTGTGTCCCTAGACTACAAGAATTAACTGATGAACTTGTGAACAAGTATAATCAAAAGAAGTACAGAAGTAAAACTGATTATCGTTGGAGGAAAGGCGCAACAGAATGAAAAAAGGCACCCGACTGTGGGCACACGGTTGGGGGAGGAAGTTGACATAATAATCTCCCTAGCAAGCGGAGATAATGTTGTGTGTCAGAGGTGGTACTCAGGCGCCTAGGGGAAACCCGATGGTGTCACATCAGCCGACAGGCTGGGACACAGTTCCGACGAAACTATCAGAACGGTAGTTTGCTGGTGTCGGTTGAAGGTGAACCCAAGTCCTTCCTTCCTCCTGCCCTCTTTTTTATTGTGGTCAAAATCAACTTTCCAAACAAAAGTTAGGGGTCGGAAAGCGGCAAGAAATTTTTTGACTGAAACCTTTTTATGAATATTACAGAAATTATAGAGGAGCACGGTTTGGGTAAATCAGGCATGATATATCGACGAGGCCAACAGATCGTGTTGGAGAATGAAAAGACTGGTGAGCACGTTGCTGTAAAGGTCGTGCAGTATGATAGTATGCAGGGTTGGCTAGCTGAGAATGGTGAAGGTGATTGGCAGTGGTATCACGAAAAAGAAAATCAGAAATGGCCTGAAGGTACTGAGTGTTGGAAATATATTAAAAAGGTAGGAACTTGATATGACACAAAAATTTGAGTATGTATGGCTTGATGGTTACAGAGTGGAGACTTTGACTGATGACTAAGTGTGTTA